ACCGCACTCAACCACAACCCTCGTTTCCTGTAATCTCGAGGATTGTTTTTGATCTCATACACTTGTATCCCGACTTCTCTCGCCAAACTTCGAACGCCCTGCATCGACTGTCCGCGCACGACCTCAACCAGCTCTTCATGACCAAGTGCTAGCACAGCGAAACTCGCGCAGTCTGTCTCATGCTCGATCTGTACGAGGTGATCGGTCTCTTGAACTTTCGCTTTCTCAACGAAGATGACCCTCATGATATTGACGTGTGAGCAAAGGTTCATGTATAAGTTGAGTACCGCTCGAACGAAACTCAGCGGAAAATCTGCATACATTCTCGGAGCAGCGTCGCTCAAGTACTCGAAGTCGGCATCAGTTAAGGGCACGTAATCACACATGAAACCTCTTGCCCATTCGCTTGCCAATACCTTATCGTCGGTTGTCCTGCTGATCAGCTTGACCGTCCTTCTTATCACATCCGGGACGATCGTGTTCGGAAGGAAAAACCGACCAGCGTGGTACGGGGGCAGATCTCGGTCGATCTTCATAACCACGTAGGAATCGCTGAGTTCCGGCTCTGGGAAGTTGATGCATGGTCTGCAACTGCTGTCCGTCTCAACGTCGTCGCCCTTGATGATCCAACACGACTCAGCAGTTTCTCTCAGATCGAAAGCCGCTACTATCTTTGTCGCAACCTGGAAAATGTTCCGGATCAAAGTGAACGGATCTCCAGAACCAAGGTTGTCCGTAGCTTCACCAGTGTACAGACCAGGAATTAATGACTTGAACCGAAACTTGTGACTATGGACCACGTAGATGTCAACGAGCTCATCTGGGATTCCGAAGTGCCTCATCAGCCACGCGAATACCAGCAGAGTCAGTAAGGAATGAGAAGTGTCCTGCTTGGAGATGTCGATCTGCGTGTTTCTGATCTGAAAGCGAGCTAGAGCGCCACACTGCCTAAAGATCTCTGCCACATCTGCTGTCGAGAAGCCCGAGTCAAAGATGACGCCATCTCTTGCGTTTCGACGAACATTTCTCTGAAACATCTTCGACCAGGGACCAAACATCGCGTTGAAATCCGCCTGCGTCGCCAAGACAGATTGCCCGTAGTTGTCCTCGTACGCAAAGATCCTCTTGAGCTTAACCTTGATCTGCGTCTTCAGAAAAGAGTAACTGCTGATCGACGCTGCTGTAGAGCCATAAACGTCCGACAAGAGGTACTTGGAAATGAAAGAAGCAGATCGTGTTTCAGCCCATTCTTCTGGACTTGGAGTCGTGCTCAC